CGTCTATCCCCCACAGGCCGGAGGGAGGCAGCACGTCAAAGTGTACCCCCCACCCCTGCCCAGAGGCCAGCATCACCGCATTACCGGCAACCGACTCCGCCTTCTCGATCAGGTTCCAGAAATCCCAGAACGCAGTCAACCCCATGCGCCACCCCTACTGCACCAGCGAGCCCGTCCACTCAGGCCGGTTGACGACAATATCATCATCCCCCTCAAAAGCCTCGGCGGGCAGCTCGTCAGCCATGGCCGGGCCATCTGCGAACCGCTGCGCATAGATGCGCTGCTCCTCGCGCGGTGCGGCCCCGGCCTGGTAGGCCGCGCGGTACAACCCCGGGAAGGCGAGCGGATCAATCTCCCGGTCGCGCCCAGACCCTAGCTGCAACACCTGCCGCGGCGGAGGCACCCCGTAATGAATCTCCTTGACGGTCGTCCCATCGTGCGTGAAATGATGCTCGTTCACAGCATCGCGCTTACGCCACATGCGGATACACACGGCGACGGACAGCAGCACTACCGCCACGCTGACAGCCGTCACAAACGTGTGTGCCAGCGTGTAGATGCGCTCGTCGCCGATCATGTTGACCACGATGATAAGGGGAATCGTGATCGCCGCTGAGATGATGAGCAACCAGGTCAACCCCGGCCCGCCGCCTGTTCTGGTCTCCTGCATCGCCCCCCCCTACAATTCTCCCGCCCGAATCTGCTCGCAGAGCCGCTTGGCTGTATCCGTGCCAATGCCAAGCGCCCGGCGCACGGCTTCAACCCCCCGGCCAGCTTGCACCAGCTCACGCGCCGTCTCGATCTCGTCTGTACGCCACTGGCGCACCTGGGATTTGCGTACCCCGACCCGGATGCGGTCCTCACGCGGCAGCACATCGTCTAACCGACCAGGCCCACCCTTCGGCACGCGCGACCACAGATAGCGCAGGTCCAGATAGGGCGCCTGGAAATGGATCGTGTCACCGGCCAGCAAACAGATCATGTCTCCCCGTTGCAGCAGCGCACCGACCCCCGTCTTAGCCCGACCCGTCGCCCCAAACGCCTCCGTATCGCGCGCCACCCGGCCCATGATCGTAACCGGGAAGTTGCTCAGGGCATCGCCTACGGTGCGTTGCTTGGGCGCCTGCGTCGTAGCTATGACGTGGATGCCCCAGGCCGCCGCGACCTGGATGATCTCCGCCAGCAGTTGCGCCACGTCCCCGCTCTTGTCCGTGAAGTGCTTGACTTCTTCCAGCACGACGAGCAGGCGCGGGCGCGTCTCGCCCGTGATCTCCCGCCGCTCGATCTCTACCAGCACCCAGGTCAGTAACCGCACGACCTCAACCACGTCCCGCTGAATCGGATGCAGCAAATGCCCGGAGTGGGCGAACGGCAGCAATCCGCCCTGGTTGCCGCGCTTGGGATCAGCCGCAACCCAGGCCAGATCAGTCGCCTTGTTATGCGTCAGCAACCAGTAAAGCAGCCACTTCAGTACCATCGACTTGCCGCTCTGCGTGATGCCGCCAATGAGTACGTGTGCGTGCATCTCGTTCCGCAGGTCAAGCCACAGCACCTCGTTACCCAGGTCGCCCACCCGCACCCCCAGGGGCACGGCGAAGGGGCCACGCGGCTTGACCTCGGCTTCGATGCGCGGCCCGGAGAGGATGCCCCGGAGGTGTTCTGGCTTCGGGATCTCGATCAGGAGGCTCCCGTTAAGCGGGGTGATGACGCTGGTTTTCGCCCCGGCTACCACGCCCAGGGCTCGCGCCATCGTCTCAACTTCTTCCGGGCGCACCCCCTCCCCGATGAGGCAACGGTACGCGTGATACTGCGGGCCATCGGCCAGCGGCGTGACAATGCACCCGTCGCGCGTGAGCCGCTTGTTCAACGCACGTTGGAGCTGCACCGCGATGACGTTGGGATCAAAGATCAGGCTGGTGATGGGATCGTTCATAGGCTGGCCTGCACCCCGTATCTGTGCAACGCGGCTTCCAGCGCCGCATCGTGATCTGTGATCGCCCCGGACGCGGCGAGTCTGTCTATCTCCCGCTCGATCATCTTCGCCGCGCGGGGATCGCCGCGCAACGTCTCAACCCAGGACAGCAGCTTGTCAAGCGGACTGCTCTGCGGCGTCATCCTCGCCACTGACATACTCTCGATCACCTTGCGCTGCTCGGGCGGGATGTCGTCCATGCTGTACGGCTGCAACTCCGCCGCCCGCGAGCCTGCCCCGTTCGTCTTGCCGTTGCGCTTCTGTGCCGCCAGCATCGCCGACTCAGCGCAGCGCGCCACATAACGCGGGTTGTTGTGCTTGCTCTGCTCCATCGCTGCTGCCCAGCCCTGTTGCCAGGCTACAAGTCCAGTCCGGGCAATGGTCTCTAAGTGCATGTCCATGTGCGTCTTGGAGATCATCAGTCCGCACGCGTCGTAAGCGTTGTTGATCGCTCGGACCTCCGGCGTAGGCTCCACCAGCTCCTTGCCCTCCTTCCTACCGTCCGCTTTGGGTTGGTTGGGTACGGTAGTGTTCGGTTCTGTTGGGTTTGGTTGGTTGGGTATGGTTGGGTTGGGTACATACGGTCCTCCATCGGACATCCCGCGGTCGTCCTGCGGATGTCCCGCGGATGTCCCGCGGACATTCATCGGATTTCCGGCAGGTGTCCCGCCAGTATCCGAACCGCGCGCCGCCCGCTTCCGCTGGACATCCCGTTCCCGGCGCTCGATGAGCTTGCCAGCGTAGTCAAACCAGTCGTGGATCAGCAACCCGCCATCCTCAGTTCGTTCGAGGAACCCGATGCGGTCACCGATACGTGAAACATCGGTCAGCGCGTGCAGTAGGTCAGCGGGGTCCGCCTCCCACTCTGCCGCCTCCGCAATATCAGCAGGCTCGAAGATCGACAGGTCGCCGTCCTGAGCGTAGTCCAGGCACCACCACCACAGACAATGCAGGTGGCCGATCATCTGCACCTTTGAGATGCCCAGGTAACGCGCCGCCTTTGCCAGTTTCGGATGCTGGCGTAGTGTCTGGTGGCTCTCTATCCATGCCATCATGCGCCTCCTGGCGTGTTAGCCCTCTGCGTGCTGCGGTGTAGTGACCTGCGGCGCTGCTTCCGGCGTGAGCAGTCGCTCGACCGACTCGCGGGAGATGCGTCTGCTGCCTCTGCGTGGCAACCGGAACCCGGTCAGGTCGCCCGCATCAAACAGGCGCCGCACCGTGTTGGCGGAGACCTCGAGCTGTGCGCTCGCCTCCGTCACAGTCAGGAATCGTTTCAGTTTGTCCATGTCCCTCCTCATCCTCGTCTCTGATGCGTCGCGTACAGCAGCAGGCCGATGTAGGCGACCAGTCCACCGCACACGAACAGGTGCCAGGGCTGCGCGTTCACGCAGCCGCCTCCTGCTTCTCTTGCCCGCCGTCCGGCACGAACACCACGTAACCCTTGCCTGGGCCAGAGATCAACTGCTCGTAGTAGGCGATGCGCTGCTCCAACCAGGCGATGAAGTTGCGGATGTCCACCTCGTCCCGGTAGGTGCCAGTCCCCCGGCCTACCCTGCCGAGCGCCGCATCAACGATCACGTCCATTGTCTCCCCCTTCCCACGTTACGCCCGCGAGGGCGATGCCAATCGCGTCCGCCACGTGCGACGGTAGCGCCAAGCCATAGCGCAACCGCGCCGCATCAATCATCTGCGCCTTGCTGGCATTGCCGATCCCGGCCAGCGCCGCCTTCGCCTGTGCCGGTACGATCTCCTGCACTGCATACCCGGACAGGTAGCACAGCGCCCGATACGCACCGACCAGCTCGGCGAGCTTGATCGTCGTGCCCGCGTTGCGCCCCAGGTAGGGTGCCTCGATGCACACGCGCATCTTTGCGGGAGAGTGCTGCTCGCTCAGGTCGGTGAGCAGGTCCACAAAGCGATACGTCAACGCCTCGAACGCATCGCCGTTCGGGCGCAACATGCCGAACGACACGATCCTGTCTGAGAACTCATCGAGCAGCGCCCAGCCGGTCGGGTTCTGCGCGGTCATGCCGGTATCAATCCCAAGAATCAGCATTGTTCACCACCTTCGATGATGTCGCGAACGATGGTCACAATGGCTATCACAGCAAACATGACAGAGCCAGGGATGCGCCACCACAAGATGATGTCCTGTAACATCAGATAGATTGAGAACATGATGAGAAATACATACATGCGATCACTTAGCTTCACTGTTCGCTCCTCCTACACCTTCACCTTGTAGTCTTTCACGACAGTTCCGACCTCGGCACTGCCTCTAACGTGCATATCCCACCAGTAAAGACCCTGATACTTGCCGAACAAGCCGGGTCCGTTGCGATAGTCCTTGAAGTGACCACGGGCGATGTGCATAGCGCGCTTGATATGATTCTGCTCGCCTGCCGGGTCTTCTGCGGCCTCGCGGCGCACCTGTTGGCGCATCGGCTCAACTACCAGCGTCTTGAAGGTGACGGTAGGCACACCGCGCTTTTCACGCTTTGCCTGTATTTTTGGAGGGACGGGAATATCTTCAAGGTTTACGTTCTTGCAGTGCATAAGAGAGAGCGCAAAGGCAAATACTGCAAATCCTGTGTCATAAGTCATATTTCCAGAAATCACCATTGGCATTGCTATGTCTATTATTCCACGTTGAAACGCTCTGCCATTTTCGTCAAGATATAGAGATGTCAGACTAACAGGCAGTGCCTTTCGGCCTGATATTTCTTGCATGATGGTTGCTTGTAGCATCCAGCGCGGTAATTCATCAGCGGCAAGCATGTTGTTGAGTGCTTCTCGTCGATCAGACATATCATGTTCAAGACCGCTCGGTGTCTTTGGCATTTGCTTTCCGCTTGCGGCAAATCCAATCCTGCAAAACTCTAAAGCGACATCTTGTTCAAGAGCGTCCCTGCCATCTTTTAGCGGGATTGACAACAAAAGCGCGCCTATATAGATGCCTCCTGCCGCTCCAGTCGATCTTACCTCATTGCCTATTCTCATCGTTCTTGGGAATCTGTACTCCATCCATGTCAGAGGCCACGGTGAAACTATGCTTGGGAAGTCGTCACGAATGTCAAAGAGGTCTTTCTCAGTATCTTCATAGAACCAGTGTGCGACATTCGAAATGTCAACAAATTGGGCTGTTTCTGCCAATTCATTGACTCTATCTCCAAACAACATAGAGCCATATTGTTGAAACATCTTCATGCTTGTTCGCTCCTCCATTGTTCGTAAGCGCCGCGCAGTTCCACCGGCAGGCACGGGCGAAAGTAGCGGCGACGCGCGCGGGGTTTGCCAACCGGAACAACTTTGACCTCGCGCCCATGGCAGCGTCCGGTGTGCACCGCGCCGCAGTCGGGACATGGCGGCACCTCGACGTGATGCACCGGCGCGAGTCCGAGGCGCAAGCGGAGCACATTCTCCGCTTCGGCAGTCATCGCGCCGGGTGCGTTGCGTGCTGCCTTGCAGAGCGTGGCAGCATAATTGGGCGCATAGCCGAGGTGCTGCGCAAGCCCGCGCCAAGTTGTTGTTTTGGCAGCAGAGAGACGCTGCACGGTATCATCACAAAGGCGGTGTGCTTTCAAAGTCGAAACGCTCCTTGGCCTTGTAGCATCCTGCAACAAGGCACCCTCAACCGTCCTCGTCCTTTTCACCATCCGGTGAAACAGCCTCGCGCGCTGAACCGTGCAGCGGGCAATCGGCGTTGATGACGTAGAGGCGCGTCTTGGCGCTTGCAACGTAGCGATAGCCGCGCCCGTACTGGTTGTCCATGACCGGACAGGTGCACAGCAGAGCGATGGCCTCAGGCGAGCCGGGCGGCGGGGTGGTGGTCATGCGTCACCATTCGGCGCGTTTTGTGCGGCATCATCTGGACGCTCCAGCTTACCACCCTTCATGCAACCCGTCTTACGGTGACGCACAAGCCAGTTCTCGGCAACCCACTTGCCACATTTCTGACAGCAAACACGCTTGTATGCCTGTTTCATTATGCGATCCAAATCACAAGCTCATCGTCGCCCTGGTCGCTGTGAAAGAACTCACCGCTACCGATGATAATACTCATGGTGGGCGAATCGGGGTCGCACGGTCGCAGCTTGTATTCACTTTTGACCGCTTGCGCGCCGTTGTCCGTCTCGAAAACGGAACCGGCAGGTAACTCGCGAATCTTGATCTTGTAGCGCATGGGTTTCCCCAAGGCAGGATCGTATTCGACGGTGAACTTCGGGCCGACCTTTTGCGCGCAGTCCATGCAGCGTGTCACTCCACCAGCAACGAGCACGCCGCAGTCGAGGCACGCTCGTACTGTACCGATGCCGTCTATCCAGCCTGTGCCTGGCAGTGCGCTAGTCGTCGAAATGTCAGTGGGCGTGTCCCGTAGGCGGAACGTGCCATCGTTGCTTACCCAAATATCATTACTCATTGTCGAGTTTCCTCTCAATCCGCTCAAGGCAATCAGCGATGCGAATCATCGCCGCGATCAGTTCCAGCCACGGCGGGACAACGGTGTAGTTTCCAGCGAGCACGGTGATGTCGCGTTCGTTGGTAGCGATGCCCTGGTACGGCCACATTCCATCTGTTGCGCTTTGATTCCCCATGTCACGCCTCCAGTTGCGTCTAGTGATTGGCTATTCTTCAATCGCTAATGTGTTCATAACAAGCCGGTGAATCAGCCATAACGGGCCGGAGGCTGCGCCTTGCGATTCCTGTGCGACGCGTAACAATGTTTCTACATAACGTTGTGCCATAGCCCCAATGACAGACTCGCTATCTTTGGCGCTTTGCAAAACCTTGACAGTCGTGCCTGCTGAATCCAACGCATCGAAAATGTAGTCACCAGCCGCATCTATCATGTCTTTTTCCGAATCGTAGCCATCCATCCAAAAGTCGATGATGAACTTCGCCATGTTACGCCTCCGCCCAAAATGGCAGGGTTGGTTTCAATTGCCACGCCAAGGGCTGATAGTGCCACCATTCGCCTTGAACTTCTGTTCCCGCCTGAATCCAGGTGCGACCATTCAACTCGTCGCGAAAGATAACCCACCCAGCTTCACCCTTGGTCGGTCGCCGGTCCTCCCATCGAATCCATTCGACTACGCGATCGGCGCGCACCGCTAACTCCCTTACCTGGCGAATCAAGGCTGCTATTTGCTCGTTTTTCGACTTATGAATGGCACGACACGCCAATAACTGCGCCTCTAGGCTACTTTCAGCACCCAGAATCTCAGCAGCGTCGCGGGCAATATCGTCGTCGTTCATCACTTACCTCCCCGCTACAGCTTGCGCGGTAGCTAATTTGTCAGCGGCAAAAGTATCAGTGTACAAGCGCGCCGCACCCTGATAAACCGTCATTTCGTGTCGCCTGAATGCCAGCGATGCTTTGCAGTAGCGACAGCGCACCGTGATAATTTCACCGCCATACCAATACGCGCCGTGCTTGGCACAGTTCGAGCATTGCATGAATCTACCCTTCATCACTCCCCTCCCGCCGCGTCCAACGACCGCAACAGATGGACGGCATCAGCCCTAGGATCAGTCATGCCAACCCAGTACAGATGTTCCTGTCCCGCTGCATCCTGCGGTGTAAAGCGCCAGTTTTCCATCTTCCCGTAGTTCGTCAGTGCCGATCGCATAGCAGGCAAGACAAACCGGAATCATATCTCTGTAAGTTCCGCTTGTCGGACTGCTGCATACGACGCACCGATATGGTCCGTCAATCTCTGGCGCTGCACATTCAGCGCAGATGATTTCCTCGTCAGACTTGAGAGGCCGACGACATACAGTACACGTGGTAGCTGTGTTCATGCGTCACCGTCCCTCTCGTCCAGCATCTCCATGAGTTGTCGATACTGCGCGTCCCTCGCAGCGTCCCTCGCGGCGTCCCTCGCAGCGTCCCACGCGGCGTCCCACGCGGCGTCCCTCGCGGCGGCCTTCGCGGCGTCCCACGCGGCGGCCCACGCGGCGTGGGACGCGGCGTCCCTCGCGGCGGCCTTCGCGGCGTCCCTCGCGGCGGCCTTCGCGGCGTACCACGCGGCGGCCCACGCGGCGTCCCTCGCGGCGGCCCACGCGGCGTCCAACTCAGCCAAGGACGCTTTGCCGTTGGCGTAGCGTTCGGCTACGTCGCACGCCGTGACGCTGCGCCAATCGGGATTGTCGATCAGTTTCAGCGCCTGCCGCGCACACCACACGGCGAATAGCCGCGCGGTCCGTTCGTTCCAGGTTACGATCTCACGCACCAAGCGCGCCTCGCGCACGACAACCTTGTTGTCGGCGTCAAGCCGTTCACCACGGTACTCTGCGACGAACAATCGCGCGTTCAACCATTCGAACACTTGCTTATCTTCGGCCAGGTGGTAGCCGTTCTCACAGGCCACCAGATCGCCCTCAATCGCTGGCATCCAGTCTCCGGGTATCCACGTGCCATCTGCGTTTTGCACCGGCAGTGACCACTGTGCGGTGCCACCGCTGCAAGATTGTCCGCTCGCGTCAAGTGCCTTGTAGAGTGTCATGCGTCACCGTCCTTTTCGGATGTGTGAAACGCCTTTTCGGCTTTATCGGCTAATTCTTGCATTCGGTCTGCATGTGCCTCGATCTGTTCTCGCGTCATAATCAAAGCGTATGGACCGAACTGGAGGCAGAGCATCCGACGCCAATTGGCGATCCTCTTGCCGCAGTCAGAGCACTGATAAGCTGTGTTTGAGTTCATGCCTTTGCCTCAAATGTCTGACATGCCATGCCGTTCAGATTAGACATGGCAAACTTCTCAATAGTCGGCGGGCTGCCATCGCGATTAAGATACGCAGCGGGCCAGATGGCTGGAAGCTCTACCGGGTACTGGCACATACCGATGCGCGGCGCGATGTCATATGGCTCCCAATGAGCACAGTTCTCACAACAGTGTTTCATGGCTCGTTCCTCCCAAGATACACTTTCAGCCACTCAAAAATTCCACGTTGTTCCTCGTCATCGAGATGTACTGATACGTCATCCATGCGGCTGTAGATGCTCACACAGCCGCTTTCAGATAGCACGATAGTTATGTCTTCGCTGATTGCTGTGCGCTCTTTCATTTGTCATTCTCACGTCCTGCGGCCTTTTGACGGCGCTTGCATTCGACACAGTAGCCTCGCGGTGCTGGCGCTCCGCTTACCGGATCAGTAGACTGCAACCATTGCGCCGTTTTGCCGCACAAGGCCACATACACATGCAGACTTGTATTGACGCCCGGCAAGGCAACGATCCAATGGCGTACTCTGCCGCCATGGAATTGCCGCCACTGATATCCGTTCATGGTCGTATCTCCGTCTCATAGCTTTCCCACCCGAACGGATAACGTTCCTCCTCGTCCAGGTCTCGAATCACCTCGTCGGCTCTGCGCAGTAAGTCACGCAACCGGTCAACCTCAGCCAGCAATCTCGGCACATCGTCGCGTGCGTAGGCGATGAACGTAGCATCACCCTGCCTGTCAGTCAGCCGCATCGCTACGATGTTGCCCATGCGATTGCAGATTCCAAAAAAAAGGCCCGTTCAGGCCGCCTGGCGGGATCGTGCCCCACGGACCAGGTGTCACTCTCGTCAGCCGATCTCGGATTGCGTCAAGCTCCAATTGGTTCATGGTCTCACCTCTCAACCACGCGCCACATATACGCGCGGTACTTTGCGCCTTCACTCAGGCGCGCGGGCCAGATGCGGCAGTAGTCGCGGCGGCGGTAGGTGTACGCGCCGCGCCGTGCGGTCAGCGTGGTGCAGCAGCGCAGCCCGTCGCACTGCACCGGGCCAGCCGTGCCGTAGTCCGTGATGGCTGTCGGCGGCTGCGCCGTGCCAGCCTCCGCCAGCGTGACGCTCACCAGCAGCAGGGCAGCAGCGAGAGCGAAGAAGATCAGCGCGAGGCGTAGGTTACGATTCATCGTGTTCATCGTGTCCTCCTTCTAAAGCCAGCAGCGGCAGTTCAGCGTTGATGCGCTGTTGTGCCAGTTCGATGTACTGCGGGTTCAGTTCGATGCCGATGGCGTTGCGGCCTAGGCCAAGCGCCACGAGCGCCGTCGTGCCTGCACCACTGAACGGGTCGAGCACAGTGCAGGGGATGGGTTCGGCGTCGTGTGCGCAGGTGGGACGCCAGCCGGTGGTGGTGGCAGTCGGTGACTCAAGCATTGTGCCGCTGGTTCGTGTGCGCAGCTCGGGCGGGTGATTGTTACTGCGATCAATCACCATTGGCGTACGTTCCACCACCCTGACCCACGGTGCGCCGCACACCGGGCAGCAGCCGTGCGCCGATGTTCCGGCCTTGATGCACGGCTCAACCAACTTGGGCGGCATCACGGCGAAGTGCGCGCCGCTGTACGGTGCGGTGGAAATCGTCCAGACGGTGCGGGCGTTGCGTCCAGCGGGGTGTGTCATAGGTTGGCCGTAAATACCGGATGTTCCCTTTACTCCCATTCCGTAGTTTTCCATGCCGTCCGAACGGCGGTGTTCAGTGATGAGCGTGTCGCTTGCCTTTGGGCGTGATGTTGGTTCATCCCTGATTGCATCTGTGTCGTAGAAGTACCTGGCACTCTTCGTCAGCAGGAACACGTACTCGTGCGCTTTCGTCGGCCTGTCCGTGACGCTCTCCGGCATCGGGTTCGGTTTGTGCCAGATGATGTCCGAGCGCAGCCACCAGCCGTCTTCTTGCAGGGCGAAGGCGACGCGCCAGGGAATGCCGCATAGGTCTTTTACCTTCATTCCTGGGCCAGACGACTTGAACGAGTTTGGCGGGATAGCAGTTTCAACGTCACCCCACCCCTTGCCCTCTAGTTCTTCGCTTGCCGTTGACCACCAAGATGACTTGCGCTTTGCACCCATTCCCCAGTTGCTTGCATAACTGTCACCCAGGTTCAGCCAGCACGTGCCATCATCGCGCAGCACCCGGCGCACCTCACGGAAAACGGCGACCATGTTGGCGACGTACTCCTGCGGCGTCGGCTCCAGGCCGATCTGTCCTTCGGTGCCATAGTCGCGCAGCCCCCAATAGGGCGGCGAGGTCACGACGCAATGCACGCTGGCGTCAGGTAGGGTGCGCAGCACGTCAAGCGCGTTGCCTTGCAGAAATGTGACCGTCACGGCGTCACCTCCACTAGTTCCCCCTGCCAACTGCCGTCATAGCAGCCGTGCCAGTCCACGCGTCCGATGTTCGTCATGCTGCCTCCACCAACGTCCATAGCTTCTCGTACCCACGCGATGCTCTGCACGTGCGCCGCGCCTGGGCCATGGCGATGCGGCCCTCGCCGCGCAGCAGTCTGAGCGCCTTGGCAATGCCTCTCGGATTCGCGTCGAGCGCCTCGGCCAGCTCGTTGACCGTCATCGAACCGTGTTCGCGCAACGTCTGGACGATGCCTCGCTTCAGCCCACCGTACTCCCTGCGCTCACGATTGCACTGCGCGAGATGGAAGCTGCCTGTCGTTTGCCCCTGCCGCAGACAGGCGACGGTGTACGGACACGCCTCGCACTCACGTATCTCAGGCGCCAGCCACAGCACCATCCACCTGTCAATCTCCGCGGTGCTAGGCGGCGGATCATACGGAATCGGTTCCGGCTCGGGCTGAATGAGATGCCCGCGTAGTTGGCGATTGTCTCTTATAGCACCCACCTCAGCGGGGGCAACGGGTGCAGGCTTGCGGCCTTGACGGCGTGTGCGCCCTTGAACATGCCCTCCGGCTCGGGCTCATCGGGCAGCTCGTCGTCTCTCAGCCAACCGACCAGGATCACGTCAGGCTCGGCATACAGGGCCATGACGTATACGTGACCGGCGTGCCTTTCCGCAGGACGCACCAATAGGTGATGCTCGGCGATGGGGATGTTCCGGTAGCGCCACATCCCGCCCTTCACGTCCAACCGCAGACCGATCAAGTCCTCCCCGTCATCGCCAACCGTGCGGTGCTTGTTCTGCACGTACCGGGTGATGGCGAACAGGTCTTTCCTGCCGAGGTACTTGGCGAACCCGTAGTTACATGCCATCCCGGACAACTGATCCTCCACAAGTGCGGCTTGCCGGTCGCCGTTGCCGCGTATGTTGCTCATCCCGCCGATCTCTGCGGCCCGGGCGTATGCGCTCACGGCTCGGCGTTCTGCCTCCGACAAGCGCACGATGACGTATGTATCAGTGAATACGCTGGTTTGTGCTATCAATGGTCTTGTCTCCTGTAGGCTCCGCTGCTGGTCCATCTATCTCCTCGCCTGGGGATGGTGTTCCGTCCACCCCCAGGCCCACACAAGGAGGATCGGGCCGTTTCTCACGCGGCCCGGAGGGGGTTGCTCGTCTGAGCAGCACTCTCCGCACTGCGGGAGTTATCATCTCCCGGTTGGGTGGGGGAGCACTGACCTCCCCCACCCTGCCATGTCCCATCGGTTGTCGGGTTCTTGTGGCCGACACCTCCCCCCCCATGAAAGACACTCTACCGACCGCTCCGTATTCCACGTCACCGAGACCGCTTGCTTGCCCCTGTCGAAACCCTGCAAAGGTCGGGCGGCTACGGTCAGGCAACGACATCCACTTCTGCAAGTGCCTGTGCGATCACCTCGTCGTCCGCGCGTTCGTCGGACGGTGGCACCAAAGCCCTGCCCTCCTGCACGAAGTTGTCGAACATGTGGATGTCCTCCCCCTTGTGTCGGTCCTACCGCCGCCCCACCCTCTAGCGATCAAAGGCGCTAGCCGGTCCCTTAGCTCAGGGCGAGTCGTGCTCTTATAACCGGGTTCGTCAGGTATGGGGCAGCGTGTGTTACCGTGTTACCTATTGCTGGTGTGCTTCGTACTCAGCGTCCTGCGCACTGAGCAGCACGCCTTCCACCTGGCTGGTAGCCTTGTGCAAGGCTTCGGCCAGCGACTTGTCCCAGTTCTCGGTACGCTTGAGCGTTTCGGCACGTTCCAGTGCGTCAAGCGCGACCTGGATGTACTCGATGGCCTTGGCTGCCATGTCACTCCTCCTTGGGAGACTGCTCGTACCAGCGCAGCAGGTCAGCAACGGTGATAAGGTCGCGCAGCGAACGAATACCGTCGGCGTGCTCGCGCTGCACATCTTCCGCGTGCTTGTCGGCGTCACTCAGTAGGTCGAGCACGTCGCGCATGTCAGTTGCCATGTCACTCCTCCTGCGGGAACAGCTCAGGCTCAGGCGCGCCCTTCAATACCTGCTGATCCTCGGCGTACTGCCGGAGCTTGGCCCATACGGTGTCTACGTTGGCGTCGGTCACTTCCATGATGCCGAGCTTCTTCAGCGTGCCGGTGATGTGGAACCCGTCCACGCTGCCCTGCTTGTTGGCGTAATACTGGCACTGGTTGACGAACGCTACGAGCTCGCGCCCATACCTGGGCGACCGGATGATCGGCTGTGCGTCTGCCTGTGACTGCTGCGGCGCGGGTTTCGGTGCAGGCCGAGGGGCAGGGGGCTGCTGCGTTCCATTCGTCGGTCGCGGTTGGCTCTGTGCATACCGCTCCAACTTGACCGGCTCGCCATCTTCCAGCCACGACCGCAGGACTGCGGCCAGGTTCTTCGTCGGCTTCTCGATGACCACGTTCACCAGGTCAGGGCAGCGCGTCTTTGTCACAACCAGGGTGTTGTCCTGATCCATGTCGGCCACGACATCGAACTCGTACTCCAACCCGTCACGCTGCACGGGCTGAAGCCCCACCTTGCGGATGACGGTGCGGCCCCGCTCGTCCTTCTCCTGCGAGTACTCCATCTTCGAGCGCATGGTCACGATGATGTGCAGCGGTGCACTGATGATCTCATCGACCATCCTGTTATGCACCGGCGTCACGTTGCGCCAGGCGGAGAAGCTGTTGCCGCTCTTGTCCTGCTTGGCGAATTGATCCACCATCTCCAACGCCCCGCCCTTGCCGTTCCACGCGTGAGAGAGCGAGTCAATCACCAGCACGTCATACCCGGCCTCTGCGGCCTCGGCGATGGCCCGGATGTACTGGTCTGGGTGGAAGCTGTCCAATTCCTGCACGTCGAACCCGAACAGGTTGGCGTACTTGGAGGCGGAGCCGCGCTCCGTGTCGATGAGGGCGACTTTCTCGCCCAGTCCGCTCGCCAGAGTAAGCGCGGTGTAGGTCTTGCCCGACCCACTGGGACCGATGAGAGCCAGCCTGAGCTTGCTCTGCTTCTTCGTTGCCTTCGTGAAAGCCATGTTTCCCCCCCTTGTGTGTTGGCCCTAGTAGGGCAGCTCGCTGTAAGCCTTGCTGTCGTAGTGCGCGAAGGCGTCCTCGACCAGCGTTGCGGTCGGATCGTCAATCCACTTGCGGCCTCCACCGACGAAGTGGATGTTGATGCCGTCGAAGTCCTCGATGTCGCCGTTGTCCGTGACTCGCTGGCCCGTCTTGCGCTCGATCATCGTCACCTTGTCCGGGACAATCGTCAGCCCGTTCACCCTGATGAGCATGTCAGTTCTCCTTGCCGTTGGTGCCGTTCCCGGCGTCTGTGGTTCTGGCCTGAGCCAGTCGCTCGCGTTCGGCTGCGTAGCGGGCTGCTGTGTGACAGTAGCAGTCCAGGTTCGAGCATGTGTATACTAGCATCTTTGGAAGCTAATGTCAATAGGTTTTAGGTATGGAATGTCCCATTGTTGCGAATCTTTAAGGTTGGAAAGTAACTACTTGGGATATACTAGGGATAGTGTGGGATACAAGGGGAGGGCTATGGACAAACAAGCGATTGGCGACCGCATCAAGATGCTGCGGGAACGTAAGGGCTGGACGCAGGGCGACTTGGCCGAGGCGCATCGGGTGGCGCCGCCCTCCGCAACCCTGAAGTAAGCACTATTACCATTGTGGCTTGACAGGTAAGCACTCTTGACGTACCATCCCTGAGCGGAGGTACGCTTGGAAGATGAGAGGACGTATGCGCAGAGGATAGCCCTGGTCGCCTTCTGGCTGGGGCTCGGTGAAGGACTCACAAGCCAACAGATCGGCAAGCTGACGGGCAGCGAAACTTCCGGTCAGCCCACCAACCCAAGCAAGCATACTGCTCGCAAGATTCGCTCTTTCTTTGCCTCGCTACAAGCTGTTATCGACCTGCGCCAAGACGAACATGGCATCTGGTCAGCCACCTTTCCGTCTGTTCTTCAGCACCCCCAAACACCCGGCCAGCGTGCCGCACTACTGGCCTTTGAGCTGGCCGTACACGGAGAATGTCGCATTGTTGACGTGGCCTGCCGCTATGGTGTAGGTCGAAATTGCATCTGGAAGCTGCTTTCCAACCTGTCTGCCGTGCTGCCAATCTACTACGAGCGCACAGATCACGCCTGGCATGTGCTAGATGGTGGAGGCTGAGACGATGCGATAGGCCCGTACAGTCCGATTCGCAACCTTGCGTGTTCCGGCCTCGACAATGCTCCCGGCTGCTAAGGCCCGCTCAATGGCAACCTTAGCCCTGTTGTACGTAACATGATTCTCGTCGGCGAACTGCTGACACGTGAACTCGTCCGCAGCAATCTGCGGCACGATGTACTGCTGCCCCACCTGTCGTAACAGGCGCCGGGCTTCTGCCTCGGTCATCAAAGTTCCTCCACCCCGTCCTGCTCGATGGGGATGCGCCAGTCATACTCGTCTACTGTGCCGCTGGCTGTCACGTCAAACGCCACCATGCCGACGCTCGCCACGGCGAACGGGGCCACCGTCTTGATATGATCGTCGTGCACCTTCCAGCTTGGCAGTATGAACCCCGTCATAACCACATCGCTACCCGTTACCGAGTACACGTCCCGGCGTAGATACTGATGGTGGTGTGCGGTGAGCACGAATCTCGCCCAGTCGCCGCGTTCCAGACCAGCCAGGTACAGCGACTTAAGCCACGCTGCAAACGCATTGCCAACTGTTTGCGTTCGACTGCCAGGCCCGGACCCTGGTTTGTGGGTTACGTCGAAGCGGACCCCGTTGATGCTAAGGCGCCCGAGGTGGTGGCTCGCCTTGCGGGAGTCCTGGGCGTCCATGTCGAGGATCTTTCTTGCCACGCGCTCCATGCTCGTACCGCTGTTGCCATCATGCGCGTCCGTGCCAGAGTAGAAGCGTATCGTGTCAGGGTCTTTGCCGTGCCAGCGGAACTTTCCAACTTTCAGACCCGTTTCTAGGACGGCGCAAGCCATGTCCTCCTGCGTGTCGATCCTGGTCGTTGTGATCTGCGTCGTTTCGTGATGCAGTCCCTCGATCACGTCGCCCAGCACGATGACGATTAGCCGCGCACCACGCCGCAAACGCGCTACGCGTTGCCAACAGTCCATCCAGTGTGCGATGATGGCTTGCTGCAATTCGTTCGGCAGGAGCGGAGTTTTGTCCTGCGAGAGCCAGTACTCAGGCGCCACGGCGTAGGGGGATCCCACGTGCAGGTCGTTGATAACAACGAGCACGCTTCGTTTCGGAGTTGCTACGCTCATAGCTCAACCTGCGAACAGGTGTGTCAGCCACGGTGTAATCAACTGCGCGATCAGGAGTAGGATGAGCAGTGTCAGCGTCGTGCGCGACTGCTGCCCTTTGAGTTCGTCCACGGTCTCCCCGATGGCATCAAGTTTGACATTCATCGCCTTGATCTCAGTTTGCACGTAGGTCATGCAGTCCCCCATCTTGGCATTGGTTGCCATGTCGCCGTTGATGATCGTTGGGATGATGGCCTGCGCCGGGAATACGCGCAGCAGGCTCTTGACTGCCGCATCGAACGCGTCTCCGACATGCTGATTGCGCCGGTAGGTCGAGTAGAACACCCGCGCAAAGTGCACTGCGGCCCGGTCCTCAATCGGTGCGTCCATGGCGACGACCGGCACGTGCAGAACGTTGTGCACTGCGGCGCCTGTGCTGAGAGAGTCGCAGGCGTTGACGATGACGAACCGCACGGACTTCTGTTTGTCGAGCATGGTGGCAAAGTCGTTCGCTTCGAGAAGCCCGTCAGACAATTCGAGCACGGACTTCGAGCCGTGTCCGCAGAAGTGGATCGCGTCATACTGCACCTTATCGTCGCGCAGCAGGCGATCCAGGCCAGCGCGGTCGAGCAGGCCGTTGACAATCTCCGGGGTTGTGCCGCTGGCGATGCCTGCTAGTTCGGCATCGGCTGAGACGGTCGAGTGGGGGGCGATGAAAAGCAGGCGCATGACAGTCCTCATCTATCGAATCGGCGTGCGAGTTGGCTTGGGCGTTGGTGCATTAGGCGTCCTGGACCCAGCGGGCGTACCGGAAATTGGCGTGCGGGAGCCCTCTGGCGTCGCAGGTAACGGTGTACGGGTGGCGTTGGAAGGTGTCGGCAGATTAGTGCTCGTCGGCGTGGGAGAACCCGTCGCGGTGCCCGTTGGCGTGACGGTAGGCGTATAGGTCGGCGTGCGTGTTGGCGTCGGCGTGCGTGTTGGCGTCGGCGTGTTAGTGGGCGCGAGCGTGCCGGTCGGCGTCACGCTCGGCGTGGTCGTGTAGGTCGGCGTCGGTGTATAAGTCGGTGTATAAGTTGGCGTTGGCGTTGGGGTTGGCGTCGATTCCTCTGACTCGTACAGAATCGTCAGGCTGTTTAGGATCGCCTGGGCGTCAGCGATGCGCAGTTCCATGTCGTGTGTGGTATAGCCATCCTTGAAAGCCGCGGTCATGGTGAAGGCTTCGGTTTCCCAATCGCCGCCGCCAACCTTGGTAATGATGCGAGTTGTCTCGGTGCCGCCAGTATCCTTCCAGGCCAGAGTAATCGTGCCTGCGTTGTTATCCAGATAGCGCAGCGTGACGGAGTAGGTGTTGTTCACGTTGCCACCACGCCACCAGTCGTCTTGAATGTCGATGCCAACGGTTGATCCCGACTGATAGCCCAGGGCGTTGCGGCTTTCACGCGCGGCAGGACTGCTCAATTCGGAAGCACACGCATCGGGAGGAGCACTGCCGCCTGCCGCAACCGCGGTAGCGCGAACACTTGTCGAACAGTAGGTCGTGGGTGTTGCCGCTCCGACCACCTCGGCCAGATGATCGAACGTGCCAGGAACGCCACTGTATTCGTAGCCGGTGCCGACATTCTGACGCTTGATCTCACCCTCACGAAACCAGATCCAGACTAACGGCGAGTCATTCTTGGTGGTGCCGAGCGTGCGGGTGATAACGTCGAGTACTGTTGCACTGATGTACGGCGACCAATCCTCCTGAATGAAAATGTTGTCGGCGTTAGCTGAGGCTGCGTTGAGCAGCATGTAATCTGCATGTCCCTCCCGGTCTGCCGTGGGCACAGACGCCGGGAAAATCTTGGGCTCGAAGCTGACGCCGCCCAGGTCAGGATAGGTATGGCCGATCTGGAATCGGCCCCATGGGGCAGGCGTCAGATACGTCCAGGCTCGATTCTCATCCGGCGCCAGGCCGTTGTAGCGATAGCCGATGTACTCGCTTGGTGATGGCGTGAGATTGAGTTGTTCTTGCAGATACTTGGACACCTTGCGGTCCGCGTTGTAGCTGCTGTTGGCGCAGGCCGGGATGCTGTGCGCCATGGTCACCGGCTTGTTCGTGCCATCTCGATAGGCGCGGGCGCCCGCCACCACCCAGTCGATGTAATCCTGACACGGCACCAGCGCCTCGATAGACGCCAGCCCGCCTTGCGCCAACACTACCTCGCCATTGTAGCCAGCCTCAAACGCAAAGCCTGCGACTCTCACATCATTCCCAAAGGTCGTCATCAGCGATGCGACCATGTTAGCATAGCCCGTCGTCCAAAGAGCGTTGCTGTAATCAGGCGCGGAATAGCCGCCCGCGGTCACAGTGGGGAGTTGGGTCGGAGCATAGATCGCCGCGCCCTGATGAATCGGGATACTGATCCAGGCTTGCAGGTCCAGGCTGTCCGCATAGGCCACCCGTGTTTGCATAGTAGACCAGTCAGGCGTCGCCGTCAGGTCGGCCTGGATCTCGCTCCATGTCTGCGGGATGTGGACCCCACTTTGACCGGGGAACGGCGTCACCGTTTCACCGGACGCCATCGAGCGTACTCCGACCAGCCCAGCTAAATAGCCTGCCGGTGTCACCGTGCCCTCGGGGTAGATCGAACGTGATACGTAGGGCTCGTCAAGTGGACGGTAATTCCGAGCAGCCAGGAAGATCCCGATGCAGACTATGAAACCAAACAGCAGGATACTAAGTGCGATTCGTTTCCGTTGTTCCTGTTTCATGCTGCGTTGAGTACCCCATCTTCGACAAACCGCTTCAACCGCCCCGTCAGCCAGGCATCGTATATGTCATGCTCCCAGGCATCGAAGATCCGGTAGCCCTTGGCGTGCAGCCTCTCCCACTGCACTGCGTCCTGTAACTTGCGCTGCGGAAGGCTGTGCCAGTAGTCGCCCTGCACCCGGATGATCGTGGGCTTGGCGCCGACATACACCAGAAAGTCAACCACCGCACCGCCGAGCCGCAACCGCCCACCGTCCTCGCTGCGCTGCCACTGAAAGTAATAGCCGAGCCACACCAGCGCCAGCGCAATCATGCGCTCAGGCAGCGTGCCAGCAACCGGAATCTGTGCCTGCTTTTCGCGGGACAGCTTGGCGATCTCCGCGAGAATATCCTCCTCGATGCGCGCATAGTTGAACGACTTGCGGATACTGGTATTGACGCCCCCGGGCTTGCCAATCTTGGGGAATGGTTGTTTGCGCAGGCGCGAGCTGAACGGTCGAAACATGGTCAGGCTCATGCGCCCTCCGTCTCAACTTCCTGATAGCGCACGACGACCGACATGATGCCCTTGTCTCGCGTCCCGCGCTGCTCGTTCGGTAGTTCGCTCGTCGAGTAGTCAACGATGTGCACGGTATAGGTCTTGCCGTACCAGGTGGTGAGGGTCAGGGGTTCTTTCGCTCGCCGCAGGGTGCGCAAGTCCTCTAACTGCTGCGTCAGTGAGCGCGTCACCTGGACGCCATTCCGCATCTCCAAACGATCTTCCAGCCGATACACGCGCGTCAGCGAGCGCACGTCGTCTGGGCGTTCCATGTACTTCAAGACAACGGCTTCGATTCTGGGAGTAGTTTTTGTGTCTAGGAGCGAACGTTTGAGGACTAGCTTCAACTGGCACTTCAACGAGTAGGATGCAGCCGGAAAGGCCAACGTCTGGATGCTGTCGCTCACGGTAACTGTGCCTAGAGAAACAAACTCGTCGTTCTCACTCGCCCGCCACAACACCTGCACCGTATCTGACGTACCACCATGGCACGCGGTCGTGTGGATCTCGACAGTCATCCAGTCCTTATCTACCGTGTGGATGTTACCGTCGATCCATGACGTGAGCAGATAGCCCGTATCCACGTACTCGCAGTTGGGAATCAGCCAGCGCCGGTAAGTGGTCGTCGGCATGTCAACATAGGCAGCGTAATGGCCGAGGCCAAACCACAGGCGCGGAAACTCGCCATACCAACCAGGCTCAACCACCAGCGACCGCACCGGCAGCATACCGATGTAGGGCATACTTACCACGGGATGCCAGGAACCTTCCTGATAAGCGTATAGCACGCTCGGCCCGATCTCAATGCTGTCGTAGCCCGCCTTGTAGTCAAGACTTGTACCGTTGGCTACTCCGCCCTCGGCAATCACCCACAATGCGCCGAGCGCACTGACCCCGGCCCGAAACACGACGCGTTGGTTAGGCACAAAGTTCAGCGCCGTATCTGGCGCAACCGGCGTAAGCACCTTCGAGGAGGTGTAGCGCAGGATGCCGTTGTTGCAGGAGAAATACAGGTCGCCATGGTGGATCAGCATCATTGAGAAGTTGCTCTCGTCGGCTACGTCCAGCAGGTCGATGACCTTGACGCACGACATTGAACCCGTAGTCGGGAACCCGGCAGGGATTGTGACCTCGTATAACCCGTCATCCTTGCCAACCCACAACGAACCGTCCCAAGCCACCATGTTACGAATCTGATAGGTCGCCGTGCCGATCTCAAGCGACTTGTCGGCATCAGGCCCGGTCGCGCCATCGTAGACGTTGATCGAGTTGCGGTCATGCGCGAACACAAGCAAGTTGCTGTACGTGGCGAGCTTGATCGCACTGAAACCGGCAAATGTAGTCGTGTCCCAGGTGTCGCCACTGAGCCCGGTCCACGTCTGCATGTCCTCATCGTTTGCCAGCGCGAGATACAACTTGTCGTACAGGTCGGTTGCCGTGCGGTGCCACAACGCGTCATAGATGCCAGCAGGCAGCAGCTTGGCGCTGGTGCCATCCATAATTGGCGTCATGCTCGGGGTGGCCGAGAGGTAGTAGACACACGATCCAGCAACCGCCCACACCCTGGCAATGCCATCATCGCCGGACCCAAGCAGCAGTCTGGGCGGCGTGTCGAAGTGGGTGTTGTAGTCGTCGGCCCAATGACAGAACATGAGCGAATTAGTCACCCACGCGCCATCAGTGTACACGGCGCCGGTGGCACTGCCACCAATGACGGCTGCTTCAACTTCCGGCGTGCCGAATCCGTCGCCGAGCCAATACACGTTCTTGGCTGCGTCTGAGTTCTCGACCGTGATCCAGTAGGTCGCGTTGCCGATGATGGTCGGCGATGCGATTGGCGAGGAGAACACAGCAGATACCCACTGCCCATACGCTCGCAGCTCGCCCAGGACAACGTAGGCCGTCGCCAGGACTGTGCCTGGCGCATCGGTCTCGTTGGCACACAGGTTGACCGTCACAGGCCCGGTGCCATTATCACCGCGCAGAAACAAACGGATGCGCTTCAGAGCGACCATGTAGCTTGGTGTAGTGAACTTGGTTGCCACTTTTGCGTAGACGCCTGCCGCGCCGCTGCCGCCGATGGCAATGTAAGAGTCGCCGGTAGCCGGAAAGGTGGTGCTGCCAAGATCATTAAGATACACCTTTGGCCCGAGCACAACCGTACCAGATCGTGTATCGACGTTGAAGCCGTTGTAGTACCGCGTGACTTCCGTAAGCCGTTCCTGCCCCATGCCACCTGAAAAGTCGGTCAGAGACAATGCCGAGATAGCATCGTAGTCCGCATACGACCTGTCTCCGGTAACGGTCTTGGGCGCGAAGGGGTTGGAAGATGTGTTGCCATGCGTCCCGCGCCCCAACATGAAACGATAGTCCGTTCCATTGTGGTTTAGGATTTCGTCGGCATACTCAAACTCTGCGCTCATGCTATGCTCACGGCTTCACATAACTGTTGTGATACGACTGCATTCCCATGATGAGGGCGTTTTGGCTTTCGGGTACATCCCAGTTCTGCGCCCTGGCACGCTTGGCAACGCGCTGTATCTTGCGTTCCTCCTGGGCCAGCTTCTCGCCCCAGTACCGCACCTGCGTGCCGTACCAGTCGCGGTCAGTCGTGTTGTTGAGCTTGTTCTCCAAGAGGTAGAGCACGGCTCGCGCCCGGACAAGTGAGATCGGCAGGGCCAGCGTCGTATCCTCGGTCAGTGACTTCTCGCCCGCGTAGTATGTGACCCACACCACATCGTCGCTGTTGAGCGTGTCGGGCAGGCGCAGGGTCAATTGGTTCTCGGCTTCCTCTAACTGCCAACCCTTGATCTCCACAGGCATCGTTTCAAGGTCGCCGTGCTCCCTGAACCAGACCCCGATGATCTGATTGCGCCGCATGAGTAGTGGCGCGCCGGTGATGTAGTAGTCTAGCGAGTCATCCTTCGGGGTAAGCGTCGTCGCCACCTCGTAGCCGACGCAGGCCAGATCGAGCGCATCGTCAATATCGTGCTTCGTGACGCGGAAGTACACCTGATACCTGTCGCCATCCTCCACCGCAGCCGATAGAGCCGGGGAGATGGTCATCGTTCCGGTCGTGCCATCGTTTACGAAGTCCGTAACCCAGGCGTCCTCACCCTCGGGGTCCGCACTGTCGGCAGACTTGATGTAGACCTGCGCACCGTTGAACCAGTCATTCGCGAAGCGCGTGAGCTTGGTATCTACGATGGTCGAGGTCGAGCCACCAGTTGCAAGATCGTCGTGCAAGCCGAACACGCGGGCAACCGCTTCTCGATACTGCGCGCGCGTGACGCCATTGCCGGAAAGGGGCGCCTCGGTAGTGGTCGATGCTGTCGCCGGAGTCCCGGTCCCTGATCCTGTTGCCATTACGCGACCTCCTCCTGATCTGGGTTCGTGAAGTTCCAGCCCGATTTTCTACGCCACACGTCGATCAGACCGGCTTCAAGATAGAACACGACTTGCCCGCTGGCATTAGTCCTGCCGCTGGCTAGGACTGGCGTTGTCGTGCTTCGAGCTGTGACCCATACTTCTGCATCTGGAATGGCTGTACCGTCCTCAGTTGATGTCAGCGTGTAGGTGAATGTGATAGATCCGCTGCCGCTGCCACCCAGGCCCGCGATCGCGGCCAGAACCGCATCGTCGGCTGCGGCCAGTGCCGTGCCGAGCTCGGCGTTCGTCGGCACGTCCCCGATCAGCGTGGCCAATGCACTGTTACCAAAGGTGGCACTGCCATCCCAATCGAGATAGCCCGTGCCGCGCAACGTATCAGTCGTCGCAGGATTGGCCCCTGCCTGCTCGTAGACAGCATAGGAGTACGATCCTGCCTCAACCGCAGGCATGTTGCCAAGATAAATACCAGCACCAGCCTCGGTCAGAGCGATATCGTAGTCCGTCCAGTTCGCTCCGTTGTACGCCTCAAACGCGCTGCCGTTCCACAGTTGCCCGGTGCTGTTTAGCAGCACGGCGTACAGCGTCAGGCCAGATGTAGCGTAGGCGTGCAGTTCGTTTGACATGTCAACGCCTTATCTTGGCAACATCAAAGTGCCGAAATTCTAGCTTTGGTATCAGCGCACATTTCGCAGGATCAATCGGCCAGCCATGTTCGCGCAGCAACTCGAAATGACGCAACGGTTCTGCTACAACATCGGCATACTGAAACTCGTCAGCACTCAACACATCAGACCGCTGGCGAAACTCAGCGATGAGTTTATCGAACACTTTGTTCTCGGTAACAAAACTGCCGGGAGGTGGGCCAAGAAACTTAGTAGCCGATGCCTGTGCCTCGGTCGGATCACGACGCATGAACACGATGCGAATACCAGGATCGTGTTGCCCTACATACGCCAATCGACCATGCAGCACCTTGATGAGCTTACCATCCAGATGCGCGGGAAAGTCTGGTCGTTTCAGATCAACCTGACTCAACTCGAAGAACCCGGATGGGTTTGGGTGATACTCACCGCGTGCTGGAATGATTGGGTCCGGCTTGAAATGCGCCGTCATGCCACCAGCTTGTAGTGCCGCCATCATCATAGACGTGCCAGAGCGCAGAATACCCGATACGATGTAGAGCATACTGCCTCCTTATGCCGTCACGGCTGCAAACGTCGCCACGTCGCCGGTGTAGTAGCGCAAACGTGGTCCTGGCGTCCCACCACCGGCATCTAGGTACAGCCAACAATTGTAGGCCGCGTAAACATGGGTCGCTGCTGATAGGTCGATGCTTTGGATGGCGTAAGACGCAACATCGTTATATATGAAGTTCGCACCAACCGTGTTGCCGCTGAAGTAATCACCCACCGTGTTGCTGACGAAGTTCGCACCAACCGTGTTGCCGCTGAAGTTCGCACCCACCGTGTTGCCGCCGAAGTTCGTACCAACCGTGTTGCTGACGAAGTTCGCACCCACCGTGTTGTAGCTGAAGCTCGCACCCACCATGTTGCCGCCGAAGTTCGCACCAACCGTGTTGCCGCTGAAGTTCGTACCAACCGTGTTGCCGCTGAAGTTCGCACCCACCGTGTTGTAGCTGAAGCTCGCACCCACCATGTTGCCGCCGAAGTTCGCACCAACCGTGTTGCCGCTGAAGTAATCACCCACCGTGTTGCTGACGAAGTCAGCACCCACCATGTTGCCGCTGAAGTTCGCACCAACCGTGTTGCCGCCGAAGCCAACCTCGAACCTATTCTCGTACGTGGTGTCACCGTCAAAGAATACGCTGCCAGTCAGGATAGTTGATGACGTATACGCAAGGCGACTGGCATCTAGTGCAATGTGTATAGCTTTCGGCTGACCTGTGGCAAAAAGCGTGAAATCGTCATAGTCCACCCCGCTCGGCACACCGTTCCATGAAGTTGAATTGCAATTCCAGTATTGGTAGGTGGACAGATCGAACAAAATGATCCAATACGCGTCATCGCTGCCAGTCGGCTCTTGAGCCGTACTCACCGCACATGCCCTGTACACCATGCTCGTTCCGGCATGACTCACAATGTCGCCCTTTCTGTATGTCGTGCCACTGTTCCAGGCCGTCGCATCTGTTTTCCAACGCCGCGTCTTACAGTTGCGCCAATCACCGGGAGCGAACACGTCATTGACCGCATCGTGACGACTGATGATGACACCCTTGAATGAGGTAACGATTGCACCTTCATCGTCAATAAACGAATTGTCTGTCAGCCAGTTCGCGGGATTCCAGTCGTAGTAGATAACATCGGCAGGATAAGCCGCAGAGAACGCCAGTGAACCGATCTGATTTGCCGCTGTCGCCTGGACAATCAATGGTTCTGTCGTTCCGGTATCGTCAGCGAAGCGCACGTAACTCTTGGTCCAATAATCATAAATGCCGATGTAGTAGCGCGTGGCAAAGTCTGTGATGCGGTAGAAGCCGCCGACCGTCAGTGTACTTGCGCCGATAGCCGTGACCAAATCGGCATAGGTTATGTCGGTTGCACCACCGCCACCTGATGCAACATCACGCCATTCAGCCGCACCACTGCCGTCTGCCGATAATACCTGACCGTCACTGGCAGCGCCGGACTCAAAGGCCGCTGCGTTAAGTGGTGTCAAACCGAAAAACTGCGCCATGTTCTACTCCTCATTCCCTAACATCAGCTTACGCGTACTGCTAACATCCCATGTATGCAAACTGTCGTCACAGCGACGTCCGCTTACACACAATATCACTGGGCGCTGCTTAGTATTGGCGCAGCGCCCGAAGACTCTGTGAATCCCAGGCTCTCAGCAAGGGACATCACCGCTTGCCACCCAGCGCCTTCTTGAGCAGCTTTCGCACGCGCTTCAACTCCTGCTCCGCGGCCTCGGCACGACTCACCACAGAGACGTAATGATGCTGCGTCTCACGCACATAGCGCCGGATGGCCGCGGCCTGATCCTCGCCCGGTCGCATACCAATCAAGGATGACAATTCCTCATCAGTCATCGTACCCTCGCTGATCCATATCGTTGCATCACTGGCAACCGTGATGCCTGTTACTATCGCATCATTCGCACCGACCTGAACAAACTGATTCTGTTCGCCGTATTCCCGGATGAAGTTGCCGCACGTCCGACACGCAGACGGTGGCAGCGTTCAGTTACAGACAAGCGTCATGATGCCTCACTTACATCCCGTGTGTGCATACTGTCGTCACAGCGCAGTATGTATGCACACAACATCACCCTACCGCCGCGCCCGACTTCAGCGCGTTCTCCAACCGATACAGCAACCCGCCGTCTAACGCAATCAGGCTGGTAAGGATCGCTTCGGCGCGCGCCGTGTCGCCCGCCTCAATCATCCGTGTGTACTCCTCCAGCCACCACCTTACCTTCTCAGCCAGCACCGCAGGTGGCAGCAACGGCTCTTCTGCCGGTAGGGGCAGCAGTTGCGCCCCGAACAGGACCGCATACAGGTTGCGCCCAGGGCACGCCGTCTGGCCCACGTCCCGGTGGCCGACGATCTCAAGCCCGCGCCCAATGTACGCGTCCAGCACCGCATACAGCCGGTCAAACGTCGCCAGCGCCGCCGCAGTCGGCACGTCCGTCTCGAAGTTTCCTGCGAAGCACACGCCGATGCTGTCCGCGTTCGCGTCGCCCGCGTGATAGCGCACCGTGTCCAGGCTGCCCAGGTAGGACAGCCCGCCGTCCGGCGTGATGCCGAGATGATAGGCGATGCCGGGCCAGCCGCGCGTTTCCACGTGGTAGCGGGCCACCGCGGCCCAAGTCGTGCTGACGGGCGCTGCCGTGTGGTGCACGACAATACGCTTGATGCTGTCCTCCGACCGCTTGGCGTAGCTGCCGTTACTCACCAGCACCCGGCGCACGTCCACCGTCTGCGGCCCGAACGCGGCCTTGATCGCCGTCCATGCCGGATTAGTCATCTATCATCTCCCCGCATACGCGCGCCCGATGTCCGTCAGCACCAGCCCGCCCTGCTCCGTGAACAGCGACGGGTCGAGCAGCGGGTCACTCGTCGGCCAACTCCAGTGCGGAATATCCAGATGCCCGATGAACGGGCTATGTCGTGTCAGGCGCGGCGTGCGCGCCACCCAGCCCAGCCACTCAGCCGTTTCCCAGGCCCACGCGTCGCCGCTCCACCCCGGCAGGAACGCGTACTCCGTGCACCACACCTCACTGACGCCCCACGCGTCAGCCCACGCGAGGTACTGCTCGGCCAGAACGATCAACTCCTCAGCCGTGGCAAAGTAGCCGTGAAAGGCCAGCGCATCGAGCCGTGGCGGCGCGCCGTACTTGCCGATGTAGGCATTGCGGAAGCGCACCAGCCAGGCCGGGTCGAGGTGCGACGGCGCAGGCGATACCAGTTTCACGCCGGGATAGCGCCGCTCCAGCTCCCGCCACAACTCAGCCGCCCGCTCAGGCGTGACGAGCGATTGCCCGTCAGGCTCGTTGAAGCCGAGCAGCCAGCGCGAGCCGCGCGGCACCACGTCGCCCATGTGCTCCGCACCCCAGATCATCGGCACATACTCCACGTCATCCGTGCTGCGCCCCTGCGTGCTCCAGTTGTAATACCAGTTGCCGCCGATGGCGACGGTTTGCGCTGCCGTCGCGCCCGACAGGCCCAGCTTCGGCATGGCGGCGATGTGGTACAGCGGTAGAAACACCTGATACCTCATGCCCGGCGCCTCAGCCTGCTCACCACCGCCGCCATAACACACCACAGCGGCAGCACAGCACACCAGAACACGCAGCCACCTCATGCCTGCGTGACGAGCAGCGTCTTGTCGCCAGTCGCGTTGATGCAGTTGATTGCGCCACGGTACAGGTTGCCATACTGCATCGACATCTCGAACGATCCTCCGGCAGCGTTTAGCCGGATTCCCTTGCTCGCCACAGCCGTCCCGCCCAGATACAGGTAGCACACCGTATCGGAGTCGTTGACGACGAGCAGATACTTGCGCTTCTCATTTGCCGCCACGAGCACCGTGGAGGAGTTCTTGCACGTCACTTCTGTGTGTGTCGGCGCGCTCATCACCGCCGACCCGGTAAACTCACTCATAGATACGGGCATCTCAGCACCCCTTTTTGCCTGCGGGCTTCTTGCCCTTCTTCACCGGGCGCTTTGGTTCCGGCTTTTCCTCCTCCATGTCTTTCTTCAGCCAGGGCGGGAGGTTCTTGGTCTTGGGTTTCGGTGCCATCATGCGCTCCTAGTAGTCTCCGAGATTGATCCAGGTGATCGTCAGCGTGCCCGTCACAGCGACGGTCACGGCTTTGGTAGTCGAGGCGTTCGCAACCGCTGCGTTCACGAACACGTCCAGCGCGGTCGTCGTGCCGTCGAACTGCGCCGCTGCGGCCAAAGCTGCGTGCCAGTCCAGCGTCAGCGTCGCGTTGCTCTCCGTGTCCAGCGTGGTCTTGGGGATCAGATCGGCCTCGGTAGAGGTCAGGTCAGCGTTTGCCGCCTGCGTGCCATCCACACTTCCGACTGCCATGTAGAAGATGTCATTGTCCGAGGCGTTGAAGGCGTTGTTGACCGTCACGCTGGCGTTGATCGTGGCCCCGAGCACATGAATCCGGCCTACCGGGAAGTCGTAGACCTTGACGCCCTTCGAGTTGTCCGCATCGCCAGCCAGATCCAGGTCGTTCGCCCCGGTCAGCGTCAATGTGAGCACCGTTTGATGCAGCACGCCATCGCCGTATTCGACCGCAGTCGCCTTGCCCGAGACCACCGCGCCCACGCCAACCGTGGTTACTGGCAGGGCCGCAATCGTCATGGTATTGAGTGCGCTGAACGTCTTGGTGCCCGTAATGGTCTGCGTGCCGCCCGTGGTGACGAAAGCCGTCCAGTCTGCCGCGGCCCGGTTGTTCGCCGTCTTGACGTAGATCGCTGCGTTCGTCGTGTCCCAGTACAGAGACATGAGCGGCGCGTCAGTGTGCTGCCGTTCCGTGCCGGGCGCACAATCTCCATAGAACAAATGCGGCGCCAGGTTGCCGCCAGGGTCGTAGTTGTGTTCAGACTCGTTGCGTACTTTCATGCTTGCTTTCCTTCCACAAAGGTCATGCGCCGTCCTCGCTGTCAACCCATACGCGCGTCGTCAACTTTGGCTCCCGACCACCACACCATCTGTATCGCCGGTCGGCGCGCCGCTCTTGATGCGTAAGTCGCCTGTGGAATCAACCCACAGATGATAGTTACCAAGAATCAGATGCCCGTTGTCGTGACCTCCGTCGCCAGCAGGGTATACGGCCAGATTGAACGAAGTGTCAAAGCCGCCAGCCTTCAGGCTGGCAATGTAGAAGTCGAGCGCAGTATCGCCAACAGTTCCGATCTTAAGCGGCCAGGCACCGCACGCGACATTGGCTTCCGGCCCCGCAGTCACTTCACCGAATGCGTTTGTGCTGCCGGTGTCTTGCCCAGACATGATGAGTGCTGGTGTGGCCGAATTGATGTGCGCCTCGTAGCGCGTTGACTTGGCGATTTCGATGCCCTTCAGGATGAACTTGACATCGGCTGCTGCGGCAAGATATTGCCCGACGACGGGCGGATACTGCGGATCAAGCTGAATGCCATAGTAGGGACGCGTGATGGTGTTCGAGCCATCAACGTAGAAGTTACTTGCGATGTAGAAGCCCCCCGTTACAGTCTCCGCCTGGACAATGTTCGCCGTATTGAACTCGAAGCGATTGCCGATGATGCGATTGCCGATGCCACCGTCGTAAACGGCTTTCGCAAAACTTTCGATGTCACAGCCGATGATCGTGTTTGTGCCAGCGTTAGTGTCAAAGTGGATGCCGATGCTGTCCGCAATCGGCGTAGGATACTTTCCGCTAAACCATGAATCGGTGAAGTTGCACGTCCCGGCCCGTTTCTGCACCTTGACGCCGTACTTCAGATAACGCAGCCGACACGCCAACACACGCAGACCGCCGCCCCACGTACCTGTCTGATCGCCTTCGCCGTCCATGATGATGCCGGTTTGTGACGTATTGGTGCCTTCGATGACGACATTGAACAGCAGCGGATTGACAGCCCGGTCATACTGAATAGCGATGCTATCAGCGTGCGCCAGCGTGATCGTCAGGTCACGAATCTGCACGTCCTCAATGTTAGCATCAGCCGCGCTCGTATTTTCAACGTAGATACCGGCATTTCCCGCCAATGCGCTTGAAAAGGCCAGGATGCTCCCGATACCCTGCCCGCGCAGCGTCACATTGTCACCGCTGATTTGTATTTGCCCCGTCAGTTTGTAGGTGCCCACCGGGAACACAACCTCACCGTTAGCGGCAGTGCTGGCAGCGGTGATAGCAGCCTGTACCTTCGTCGTGTCATCCGTCACCCCGTCGCCTGTTGCACCGTAGTCCAGCACATTGAACACGCCTCGCGTGGCGTTATACGTGCCAGCCGGAATCACCGCGATCAGCGCATTGTTCGCAATGCCGCCCGTCCCGATATTCGTCGTGAACGTGAGCTGCGTGCCGCTGTCCACCGTGGCAACCACGTTGCGCTCGATGATGCCCGTCGCCAGCGCATACTCCACGTAGCAGCCGCCGAGGAAGCCAGTCGTTGAGTCAACCGTCACGACCTTCTGTGCTGCCGAGGCCGCACCGTCAGCCTGCGTGATCGTGCTGCCTCCATAGAAAGAGGTCCAATCGCTACTCGCTCCGGTATCTGCCCTCTTGATGTAGACATTGGCCGTGGTGGATTGCTGATGGATGTAGATACTGCCAGGAACCGCGTCGTACCAGGGGCCATCCGTCGCATTGAGCGTGTCATCACCGTACCAGACAGCAGGCGCATACGCACCACGGTCGTTATCAGGTGGGTAGTGCGGTATGATTGATTCTATGCCTCTGAGACGCTTCGCCATGACGATTACTCCCGGTGCAACGGAGCCACTGTCCGAATGTTCATAATGTGCGGCTTGCCGACAAACTGCGTCTTGACGTGGTATGCCCAGGCGTCCCAATCCACGTACCCGATGGTCAGATCATGCTTGGCGAAGAACAACGTCGCATTGCGGGTGAATACCATGTCCTCGGTCGATGCCTTCTGCGCGTTCAGTTCGTTCGTGTACTCGTAGTAGAACCAGGGCGGCGGCAGCTTGATTTCTTCCCCGTCATGCTTCGTGAATCCGGTGAAGATGCGCATGTCAATCGCCATGAGCCCGGTCCCTTGCAGCGAGCACTCCTGAATCCCGCGCATCGCCGCAGCTTCCTCACGCGTGTACAGCTCGGCCTTGATCTCATGCCCGTCCTTGAAGGTGCGCCACCGGCCCATGATCGGCAGGTAGTCCGGGCCTGCGGTGCAGTACGGTGCGCTGACGATGGTCGGGGATTCGTGCCAGCGTGACGTGATGAAGTCGAACGCGTGCGGCAGGAACGGGTGGTTCTTGTCGATGTCAGGCGCCATGTCTGAATCAACGACAACCAGAATGTCAACGTCTGAGTTCATCGCCACCACGACCGCTTGATTGCGGCTCATGGTTACGGGCGTGTCGTTTACGTGCCACAGGCGCAACTCGCCTTCGATCTTCTCGTTCTTGTGCGCCCACAGAACAGCGGCAGCGGTCCAGTCCACGATCTCCGTGCGCTCACTCCCCCCATACGGAAAACGTGCCAGCATCACACGCCAGGTCTGCTTCACTGAGTCCTCCGAAGTACCATCTTGATACGTCCCTCCATTTGCTGCGTGAACCCGTGTTGCGCGGCTGCTTCCTGCACCAGCTTCTTGTCGTACAGGCGATAGTCGTCGAACACCCACCAGGCACCGCGCGGTGCCCGTGGCCCAAAGAAAGCAACTTCGTTCAGTACATCATGCGTCGTGTGCGGCCCGTCGAAGTGCACCATGGCATACTGGTTGACGACTTCGCTCAGCCCGCCCCGATACACGTAGACGCCAGTCTCAAACCTGCGGAAGAACTCGCGGTCAGTCATTACGATGACTTGGAGATCTACCTCTCGTAACATGGCGTGTTCGTACAGGTCGGCCAGGCACTCCCGGCGCATCTTGTCGTTGTAGATGGTGTCAACGTACAGCAGCGTATCGCTGATGTCGTAGTTCAGACCGCCCCAGGGGTCGATGGCGACATGCGTATACGGAAACGGGGAGCGGGCAAGCTCATCGAGAATGACCTGTGTCCCGCCCCCCGTTCTCACACCGATTTCGCATGTCAGACCAGGAACCTGCGCCTTTACGACCTCTGCCGTTGCTTGCGCAAGCAATTCGTATTCGCCAGAATCCCGGTCGATCATGGCTTACCAGACGCTGGGCTCGATAGCGACAACCACGGTCGCAGCGTTCCCGGAAGCCGCGGTCGTCAGCACATACGTCGCCTTAAACTGGTCCCCGGCAGCAACTTTCAGCGAGCTGCCAGCCGTGGTCAGGGTGGCCGATTCGGGCGTCGCGGCGACCAGATCGCCACCAGCGCCGATATTGTAGGTTGCGGATGACAGCACGTTGGCACTGCCCTTGGCGATTGCCAGGGTGCCGCCGGAAGTCGTGAGCAGCGTGTTGATGCCGATCCAGACTTCCTTGACCGTCCCGGCGACAGGCGAGACAGCAACCGCGATCTTGTTTGTGTTTGCCGTTTCAATGACAGTGCCGAGGTCCAGGTAGACCCAAGCCGATCTTGGTGTAGGCACAGTAGTACTCCTTTCACAGTGGGGAGGGCTTGCCACCCTCCCCTAGCAGGCTCAGTTGATACCGATGGTCCACTTGGACACGGCGACCTTGCCCAGCATGACCCGCTTCTGGATCGCGCCGACGCCACCGTACCACCACCAGCCGTAGTACTTCATGCGCTTGAGGGTGTCCAGGGTGCCGTCAGTCACGATAGGCACGCCATACTGCCCCGCATCGCTCGAATACACACCGATCAGGCTGTTCTTGCCGATCAGCGGAATGGCCCCCACGTTGTACGCCTCCACGACGCTCTCGCCAGAGGCGTGGTTGAAGCGCAGACCGAACGAATCGTTCGCGCCGTTTGCCCGAATGGTCAGGGTCGTGTCATTGACCGCGGTAATCATCACCTGTTCCAGATTCGCGCCGGGTGCGACACTGTTGGTTTCCAGCGTGCCGATGGTGATGTAGTTGCCCACCGCCAGGCCGGTGGCAGAGGTCACGGTGACGGTCGTCGCACCCTTGCTCGCAGCGGCGGAAAGCGTGGTTGCCGACTGCAACGCGGTGCCGGAGCCCATGTACAGGCGCCCCATGTTGGTCGGAACGAAGGTGATGCCCGACAGGGTGAAAGGCTTTTCCAGGGCACCGTAGATGTTCATCTTGTCCTGGTAGTAGCCGATGTTCTTCCACTCGGCCAACGCTTTCAGATCATGCGCCACCAGGGGATGAACCAGCGCCAGGAAACCAGCGTCCTCGAAAGGCTCGATGTCCATCGAGTACGCCTGGGCCGCGAGCTCCATGAGAAACGAGTAGGTAACGGTGTCCGTGCCGCTGGCCGCGGTCAGATCGGACATGTCCGCGCTACCGTCGATGTGCAACGTCTGGGTGGGGTATGACGAGCCGCGCCCACACGCCGAGCGGCGCAGGATGCGGTCGATGCTCTTGACGCGGTTCATGGCGACGAGCTTGCCCATGACCTCATCCAGATTCGTGCGGCTCTGCAACCGGGATTTCTTCGAGATGGCGAAGGTCTTGCCATACTCGTCCGGGGTGACGGTCACGTTGCCATCAGAGATGGTGTCCGGCGTCACATCCGCGTCCTCAGTCAACGAATCTTCCACAAGGTCTTGCTCCGAGTAGATCGGGAAGTCCAGGGACGAACCGTTGCCGCCGTTGGGGGTGATGGGCGCCTGCCAGTCGATGAACTGCGCCCACACACCCGGATTGTCAACGGACGTGAGGTAGTACTTCTTCTCGTATTTCGTGACGACACTGTTGGTCAGGTCGGCAGCTTTGGTGATACCCATTGTCAACACTCCTGCGTCTTACGGCAGGTAACGACGCTCAAACGCGGTTGCCCCACCGTTTCTTGAACTCCTGACCGGACATCTTGCCCTGTTGAAGCAGGGCCAGATCGCGCTGCCAGGAAGCGCCAGCGTTGACAGGTGTTGAAGGTACTGCCGTATCGACCTCGTTCATGCCTGCGCCTTGCAGGGCTTTCGCAACCTGCTCCTGCACCAGCTTTGCAATGGTGGCAGGGTCGGCGGCTCGGCGGTAGGTCTCGATCTCGGCTTGCAATTTTGCGGCTTTCCTTGTAGCCAGGTCACGCTCAAACTGCGCCGCGCCGGTAGCCCCACTGTATGACCGGGGATCAAATCCCGTCATGTCGAGCCCTTCCTCGGCGATGCGCTTGCGAACGTGCGTATCCCATTTCTGCCAGGCGGCATATGAGGCCGCAGCCTGCATGTCGGCCAACTGCCGAACGATGCGGCGCTGCTCATCAGGATCGACAGCGTCATCCAGGGCGTGTTCTAGGGCACGCTGCTGGTCCGCGAACTGTTGCTGCTCGCGTGCTTCGATCTGCGCTTGCAATTCTTCCCGCTGGCGTCTCTCCTCGGCCACCTGCTTGTCCATCGACGATTTCCACTTGCGGAAGGCGGGCAGGGTGTCGAGGTCGATCTGCGATTCCTGGCTCTGAGCCTGCTTGACGGGTCGGGTACTTGGGCTTGTCTGTTCTGAATCGGTCTCGGCTGTCGGCGCTTCATCTTCGGGAAGTTCAATCTCGGTCACTTCCTCGTTCGGCTCCAACTCCTCGTACTCGTTCAGGCCAAACTCCTGGTTCGCCTGGGCGTCAGTCATGTGATTCCTTCTTCTCCTGTCGCTCTGGAATGTGCCCGCTATGGGCCTATGCACTCACTTTACAATGCGGGTGTGCCATGATTTTGGTTTTGACAGGAGAGAAACCGCAGAAATACAAAGGCCCGCAGGAGGAGGGTATCCTGCGGGCCTTTGCGGAGGGAAGGACTTGCGCTAAACCGGAACGGGTGGTGCTACCGGCACGTTCATCGGCGCGTGCGGCGTGCTGACCGACGACCAGCCGCCTACTGCTGGCGCCGTGGAAGGTGCGGGCGGCGGCACATTCGGCGCATTAGGCGGGATACTCTGCATCATGCGCGTGTAGTCCGACTTGACGCCAGTCTGCTTCATCAGCCACAACAGATACTTCAACAGCTTCGCCCATAGTTGCGGATTGGCCGCGATCCAGGCCGCACGTTCTTCTGGCGTCATGGTGTAGTACTTGGACGCCAGCGAGAGGATGTCGCTGCCAAACATCAGCCCGGCGAAGGTGTCGAAAGCCGGATCGTCACTACGCTCCTCCTGCACCAGCTCGCCGTAATCCTGCAAAGTCCACTTCTCGTATGCGGGCGGCTCGGCAGGTGTCGGCGGCGCGGTGTCAACCGGGGTCGTGCCCGGCGTCGTGACCGGCGTGCCGCCTCCGCTGGTGTAGCGACTGCCACCGCTGCTGTACCGTCCACCCCCGCTGTAATTGGTGCTGTACGTGGGAGTGCGCGAGGTGTAGCTGCTCGACGCCTTGCTCGTCGTTTTGCTCGTAGACGTGCGCGTGTCACCGTAGATGTAGTCGTAGTAAGCCTGGACTTGCTTGTACTTCTCAGGGTTAGCCTTCTTCCAGTCGGCGCGTGCGGTGCCAGTCTTGGGCAGCGAGCTGTACTCATCCGCCCACTGTGCGACCTTGGTGCCGAACCGCTTCTCCGCCTCGTCGTACTTCTTCGATAACTCGGACTGCGTAGCCGTAGCCGCTTTGCCGGTCGTCGGGCTGCTCGTCGGCGGGTTGAACTTCTGATAGGTCGGGCTCGTCGCCTTGGTGCTCTTGCTGGCGTCCCAACCTGCCTTCAGCCAGGGATACTTGGCGAGCACGGCTGGCTTGTCTGCGCCCTCGGCGTAGTACTCGTCGTTTGCGGCCTGGTACTCCGCGTAGGTGTGCCCGGTTGCCTGCTCGACCGCGGCTCGGATCGTGTCGCGTTCTTTCCAGTACTGGTCATACTCGGCCTTTTGGTCCGGGGTCGGCACGCCAACCGTGGCGGCCAGCTTCTCGATGCCTGCCTGGAACGCCTTGACCTCGTACTCTTTCCAGCCGCTCAGGTCGCCCTTGTCGGCCTTGAAGCGGTCGATCATCTCCTCCGTCAGCCCGGCCTCCGTGAGCATCCGGTAGTATTCCTGGCCTGGCGGCAGGCGGTCCATGACCGCATAGGCGTAATCCTTCAGCCGCTCGGTCTGGTCCGACTCGCGGGCCATCTCGACCGCTTTCTTGAACGGATACTTCTGGTTGAAGTCGTTTAGCATCTTGCGCCACACGGCTTCGTCAACACCCTGGTCGTAGCGGGCGTCCCAGATCGCGTTCCATTCCCGGTTCATCCGGTCGATCTCGATGTCGCTCATGTCCCGGGCCTTGAAGCCAGCACCGAACAGGTAAGAACCCAGGTTGCCAGGCGCACGCTTGACTGCCTCACGCTGGCGGGCCATGTCCCAGGCTTCGCCGCTGTGATTGTAGGCCGCATCCTCAAACTGTTGCTGCGTGATCTTGCCTTCCTGCAACAGAGTGTACAGCGCGTAGCCGATGCGCCGCCGCTCCCAGGTGTCCCCACCCTCGACGTTCTTCAGCCCGAGCGCACCTTCGACGGAGAACCCACCGGGCGGGATGATCTTTTGCAGCCCGGGGACGTACTCCCGCGCCAGCGCAGTCGCACCCTTCAGTGGGCGTGACCAGGGGAACACGTAGCCCACCCACTCGTCAGATGCGTCCTGATAACCCTTGGATGACAGCCACGCGGCATAGGCCCACGTCAGAGCCGGGTGCAGGCTTGGCCCCCACTCTTGGATGTCGGAGAGCACCCTGCCACCAGGCGCCTCGTTGCGCGTCCGGCTGTCAAAGTCGTTGAGCAGGGCTTGCAGCGGGATGAGCGTGCGTTCGAGGTCAAAGTAGAGCTGCGTGTTGTGGAACGGCACGCGGATCTGATCTTCCCAGTACTCAGGCATCTCGGCATTTGGATCGCCCATCACCGCGCGGTAGTACTCGCGGTTCGTCTTGGCGAGCTGCGCCTTGATGCGGGCATAGTTGCTCACAAAGGACGGGTTCGTGAGCAGCCGCTTGGCCCAGTTCGGATAGGTGAACGTGTACCAGTAGGACCACGGGAAGATATAGGCCAGCCACTCATGGATCATGCGCTTGTTCTGGTAGTCGCCCAGGGCAAAGTTGCGCATCTGCGTGGCGAGGTTGGCGACCGTCGCCTTGTCGCGCACCATGTTCGGGATGATGCGCTCGTTTGCCAGCTTGCGCAGAAGGGCGATCTGCTCGGGCGTGAAGGGCGGCAGGTCGTCAACCGTCGCGGTCATGTAGTCCTTCAGCTTGCTCCACACCGGGCGCATGGAGGTGGCCGCGTGGATGCGCGCCGCACCGACGCTCATGCCGTTGCGCTTGAAGATGCGGTCGAGCACTTCCTGCGCCTGCTGCGTGCCAGGGGCGACGATGCCGATTCCTTCTCTTGCCGGTGGAGCGGTGAAGTCTAGCCTGCCTGTGGTTTTGGTTGTTCCTTGGGTTGGGAATTGCGCCAGTCCTTGACCTTTGGTTCCAAACGCGGGAGTATTAGCTTGCCCGATTCGTTCTTCGCCAAAGAATCCAAGCTGCTCGGCGGAAGACCCTGTTTGTTCTTCCCTGATTCGTCCAAAGATGTCCTCCTTGTTCACCCCTACTATATCACCATGCAAGTTCATCTGCCCAGGATTCGGCGCGGCTTCGACTGTATCAGCGTAACCGTTGAGCAGTTCACGTACTTTCTTGGGACTTCGACTGATGGTATCGAAATGAGCGAGCAGTTCCTTTTGGAATGGCGTCAATTCATCTGCGAACAAGCTCATCTGTGATAGGTAGTCATCTACCTTGATACCCTGCTCCTTCAAGCGGGCAAGAGCATCAATCGCTGCGGATAGGTCATCGCCAAGGGCGAGGTCGGCAGCACGTTCGCCTGAGCGCACCATGCTTTCAGCGCGGCTCATCTTTGGCAGACTACCAAACATGCCAGCTTCGATGTTCTTGATGCCGGGATCGAGCGATTCAAGGAACACCTGCCCCAACCGCTGACCAGCATCACCGGGGTAGGTCTTGGCAAACAAGGCTGCTTTCAGACGGGCTAGCCCCTGAGCGTTCAGACTGCCATCAGACGTAACAAGTGCGGCCCGTTCATTCGCCGGGATTGCTTCGATGTATGCTTTGACGATTGAACGATTGGCACCAGACGTAAGGGCTTGATCGACACTCTGATTGTCGCCTACTTCGAGTGTGGCAAGTAGCCGATCTGGCACCCGGCCAGCATCCTGCAAGGACTGCTCAACCGGCGACATGGCAAGCGTAGCCTGCTCGTTCGCCTCGGCAGCAAACTGCACGCGATCCACTTCTGTCACGCGTTCACGCACCAGCACCGGGTCTGTGATGCCTTCGAGTTGTTGGGCGTCAATGCCGTACTCTGGCGCAAGTTCACGCAAGCGTGTCTGATATGCTTGCCACCTGTCAGGTGCATCAGCGCGTGCCTTGCGTAGTGCCATCACTCGGCCATTACCAGATTCAACGGCAGCGTCAGGCCCGACAATCATTGGCCCGCGATCAAGCGAGTTGAAGTTGCCGAGTAGCCCATCAGGTTGCAGCTTCCTGGCAATCTCATCGACTTGCATCCTGGACGCGGCTCGATCTCTGATGCGCGGTTGAAGCTCCTGCGGGTAGGCAGGATTCGGAGTAAACGCATCCGTCTGTGACGGTATCAGTTCGTCAAGCGATACAACTTTGTACCTGAACTCATACTGCCTGTTCGGGTCTGTGCCGTAGGCTGTAACTCTATTACCAGTCGCGCCTTGCAGTTGCGCGGATAGTCGCGCCTCTTTCGCTGCCTGCGGGATGGGCGAGGGTTCGGGTTGCGGTTGCGTAAGGCGTGACTTTCTGAAGTCGTAACCTACTTGTTTACCCGTGCTATCGCTAACACCAAAGATGCCAGAGTCAACAGCTTCAAGTGCTTCACTGATGGCCTGTTCCTGTTTGATCTGTTCAGGGTATGACAAGTTGCGGCTACGAATCTCATCAATGTACTTGCGCTCGATCCTGGCCTTAGATTGTTCAAGGTCGTCAAGATAACGCTGGCTTCTATTCGTTTCTTTCTCAATGCCGCGCGTGATGCGCTTGATTTCCTTTTTGTATTCTGCAACCGCGCTCTTTACAGACTGCACACCCTGAGCGCTAAGCTCTGCTTGTCGTCCGGCGCGCTTATTCAGTGCTTCCATGACCGCTTCACGGTCGGTCTCAGTAAAAGCGGCTACACTAGGTCTGTCCACCCCGGCGTTCTTGCGGGCGAAGTTTAGCAGCCACCTGTCGTTATCTTCCCAGTCGCCCTTACGCTTGCCAGTCTTGGGGTTGTCGTTTTTGAGTTGATACTTGGTGCCGACCCCCGCGTCCCTGGCCGCGGTGCGAATGTTTTCGTCGCTGATCGCTGGTGCCCTTGTCGGCAACTCAGGCCCACCCAACTCAGGCAGAAGGTCAGTTGTCGCGGCGGCAGGCGCGGCTGGCGCAACAGGCCCGGTCGGTTCCGCGGGCGGCGGCGTCGGCGCACCCTTCGGCGGCACGTCGCCCGTGTTCAGCCTGCCAACGGCTCGCTTGATCTCCTCATCGAAGGCGTCTATCTGCGCGTTGCGGCGCTGGTGTAGGTCATCCCACAGTCGCGCTCGCTCTTTCTGCATCGCCTCGTAGATCTCGTCAGCGGTCGCACCCTTCAACCCGTTGCGCTTGTCCCGCCAGAAGTTGTTGATGAGCCTGTCAGACCTGTCCCACGTGTCCACCACGTAGGCGCGATACTCGCTCTGCGACCTGATTGACTTGGCATCGAAGCCCAGCTCCGGCATGAGTTCGTTGTCAAGCTGGTCCAGCTCACCCATAACGGCCATGCGGCTGCGCCTGCGTGCGGCTCTCGTCTCCTGCCACAGCACGTCACGCGCCGCGCCGTCCAGTCCTTCCTGCGCCTTCAACGTGGCTTTGATGAGTGCGGTATCGGCTTCCTGCGCCTGCCGGACGATCTCAACCGACCTGTTCAGGTAGTCCTTCAAGTCCTCTACCGTTGCAGTCTTGGAGTCCATCGCGTCCAGGGCGTCGGCGCGCAAGCTCTCAACTGCAAGACTCAGCGCGGTGCTGTTCTCGGCTTCCACTTCCCGAATCGTGATCCTGGCTACGGCTTCCTGCGGCGTCCTGGCCTTGCGCATTACATCGTCTACCGCTTCCACCGCATCCGGCCCACCGGCCTGCATCGCTCCCTCGCGCACGTCCTGCGGTGCGCCACCCATGCGCGGGTCAAGCGTTCTGCCTGCGGGCGGCACGGCTCCACCAGGTACTCCGGGAACACCACCTGCTACGCTGCCGGGCGGAGGGGCTGATCCTGTAATGTCCTCGATGACCTTGCGCACCTCAGCGGGATTCATGCACCCATCCAGCCTATGCTCGATGTAGCGCAACTGCTCCATGGAGAAGCTGCCGCTGAGTTCCTTCGTGATGCGGCGCACCGTCTTGGGCCACACCTGTTCCCAGTAATGACGAATGTGATGTGCCGTAATGCGCTCGGAGGCGTACCGCTCGAAGTTCTGGCCGACTTGCAGCGTCACGCTGAACTTGTCGCTCAGTGTCGCGGTCTCGACTGCCTTGAAGATGTCAAAGAAACCTATCGGATCGCTGATGGACTTGATGTACTCCTGCGCCTTCTCCCGCGTTTTCCACACGTCGCCCTGTGCGCCTACACCTTGCTTGGTCATCCATGGCGCCGGACCCCACCGAGTCCACAGAGTACGCAGACTGTCAGCCGATTTCACCGGGGCAACCCCATCCACCATCGCGGTAAACAGGTTGTTGGCTGCGTTGCGGAACGCGTAGCCCGGGTTGGTGCCCAGGAACATCATGGACACGGCGTTGCTCACGTTGCCGCGCCACTTACGCAAGGTGCTCTGCTGGCTGGGGTACTTGTAGGACAGCACATCCGCACCGTCAACACCCTTGGTCTTGACCGGCATCCCGTAAATCTTGCGCGCAGCTTCCTCGTAACGTGATGCGAGATCGGCAACGGCTGCGATGTCATCGCCCTTCGCTGCGTCGATGATCTTCGCCATCTCGTCAAAGTCAACGTCACCGACCTTGGGCGCGGCGGGCAGTCCGTCTACCAGTGCCTTCGCCTCGTCAAATGCCTGCCGAGCCTTGTCTGCAAACGTCTCGGCCTTGGCGATCTTGCTGGCGCTGGCCCCGGCCTGGCGTAGCTCGTCTACCTTGTTCGCTGCGGACGCAACACGCTTTTCGACCTCGGCCAGCTTCGCCGCGGCTTTGGCGCGCTCGGCCCCACGTGCTGCGGCTGTTGCCTCGTCCACCGTGCCGAAGATGTTACGAATCAGCAGCACCGTGCGCTTGGCCGGAAGGGACTGGCTGAATCCTCCCGTCATGGCGGAGATGAGCGGGTTATCCGGGTCTTGGATGAACTCGCGCAGGAACGTGACCATCGGATTCTCACCGGGCAGTCCGCCGAGCTTGGCGATGGCGTCAGGGTTGTTCTTGATGGCGTCCTGGGCGACCTCTGAGATGCGTGTTACCGTGTCGGCGCTCTCGATGACGTGCGCATGAGCGAGCGATTCCGGCGTAGGTTGCCAGGGTGTATGGCGCCCGAGCCATGACCGCGCCCTGTCTGAAGCCGTGTTCGTCAACGCGCCAACCTCGTCCAGCGTTGCTACATGCCGCGCCGCACCCCGCCCGATGAGTGCCGGTCCCTCTCTCGCTGCGGCCTTGGCGATCTTAGCCGCGTTGGTGAACATGCCGATCACGTCCAATAGGTTCAATGGATCGAGGATGGCGGAGACAATCAACTGCTCTGAGGCTGGGGCAAACTCCCGGTAACGCTCACGCTCGGCGACCTTTTGTTCATGCGGCCTGTCGATGATCTCCTGCATGATCGGCCCCATGTACTCACGGGACCACTGCTTCATCTCAACCGGCCTGCCGCTGGCCGGTATCCCTAGCTGGGCCACACCGAGAGCCATACTTCTGAAATAGGCGGCTTGCTGCTGTCGGTTGAGGTCGGCTAGCTCACTTCGCAACTCGTTCAGCGCGCTTCGCTCGCCGCCGCGCCCCTGGATCTGGCCTTGCGCCTCCACGATCTTGCGCTGCAACTCATCACGCGCATCCTTGTACTCGGCCACCGTCTGCTCGTAGTCCTGCGGCAAGAACCGTACACGCAAACCGGACCAGATTGGTTCTGTCAAAGCCTCCTGCGGACGCGTCAAGCCACGCCACAGGATACCACCCAGACCTCCACTTAAGGCCACATGCACATCTTCCCCGAACGTACGCGGATCGGTCGGTGCATTGGCTTTCCACTCTGGCGTACCACCTAGCGCAGCCCCGATGACAGACCCGACCGGCGTTGACGTGAACTTGCCGATTCCCGCTGCGATCTTGCCGGGTAGTTGCGCCACACCCTCACGCACGTTCGCGCCAAACTGATCTTCTGCTACCCGCGACGCTTCGGGGAAGTTCTCAAGCGCGCCCAGGGCACCCTCGCGGTTTTCCCACAGGTTGCGCGCAAGATACATCGCCGGTGCTGCCAGTGGCGGCATGGCGGCAGCATTACGCAGGCCGGGAATAGTCGGCGCCTCTGTCGTCGTGTCGAAGCTCGGCGGGGGCAGCATGTTGACCTGGCGCATGGCCGTCATCGTCTCAGGGTTGAAGCCCGGGAACGTGGTCGGCGGAGGTGGCAACATATCGTTGACCTGGCGCATGGATGAGACTTGCGGCGGCTCGTAGGGCGCGGGCATCCTCTCCGCTGCTGTGCGCTGGCGTGTACTCTGCACCCGGTAGGTGGGCAGCGGGCCTTGTTCATCTACGGGTGGCGTCCATCTTGGTGCTTGCTGCGGCATGTAATCGCGGTACGTCTGCGGTGCGGGAGGTGTAGGACGTTCGACCCCAACACTACCAGTATACGCGCCTGGCGCCGTGGTCTGCGCTGGCTTACGCGCCGACTGCGGAATGACCGGGAACTTGAAGCCGAAGTAGTCCAGATAGTTAGCCAACTAGATCTCTCCCGTGCGCAGGTATGAGACGAGCGGCTGGCGCGGCGCAGCGGTCAGCATCCGGCCAAGGTAGTTGAACGCATCGCTCACGGTGAAGGGTTGCTCCTGGCCCGGTACGATTTGCTTGGTGCGGTAGGCGTTGAGCCCACTCCACACACGCGCCCAATCGTCATCCGTCAGCGGTACACCCGTCTTGTTCTGCCACGCGTTGAGCAGGTTGTAGTAGTCCGTCTGCGCGCCCTTCTCGGCTCCACGCGTGCCGTAGTAGTCGGTCGGCTCTGAACCCAGGAATGACTTCAACCCGGCGAGATATGACTCAGGCAACGCGGCGAATCCAGTCCCAGGTACGGCAGGCGCGGCTCCTCCACCTCCACCACGCGCGACGTTGCCCAGAGAGTCCAGGCGTCTCCCCCAGGCGTCATAGGATACCAGGCCATCATCGCTGATGTATGATGCGTTATACGGGTGGGCCATGTGTCAACCTCCAAAAGTACGACGCGGACCAGTCGTGCGGGCCTGATGCAGCGCACGCGCCAGCTTACGGGCGAACTCCTCGTTCTGCTGTGCGTATGCCATAGCCTGCGGTAGATACTGCTCGAACGGCATGGACGGCTGCGGCTTGGTCGGGATCCGGTCTGAGATGCGATCCAACTCCCGCTCCGCCTGCTCCCCGATGCGTGTCAGAGAATCCGCGACGATCATCAGAAGCTCCCGTAGTAGTCGTCCTGCCGCTGCCGGTAAGACACGCGCCAATCTTCTGCCGAGGGCGGGCGTCCCATCGCCTGATAGAACTGATCGCCCCAAGCCTTGTCTGCCAGTGCGTGTTGCAGGGCGTAGTTACCGTCCTTCTGGTAGACTTCCTCCGGCGTAGCCCCACCGTGCTCGCGCTTGAACTGCTCGTACCACACCGGATCAATCCAGCCCGATGCACCATAGCTGCTGCCACCATAGCTGCTGCCTGAGTAGGTCGGTGCGGTGACTTGGCCTGCCTGTCCTGCGACTGCGCCCGGCACGCTCGGAGGTGCGGCGCCGCCTTGCCATATCTGCGGAGGATACTGCCCGTAACTTGCGGGAGCCTGCGCCCTGGCCTGTGCGCCTTGTGCCTCCGCCCCGGCCATGTAGTTGCGATACTGCGCGACGGCTGCGCTCAGGAGTTGAGCATAATCAATCGGCATCCGTACATCTGCCTGCTTCGGCGCGGCTGCGCTGGCTGGCGTCCACTGTGGGCGCGGCGCGGCGGAAGTTGCCATGGCTGGGGCGACAGGCGCGGCAGAAGTTGCCATAGCGGGGGCAACAGGCGCGGCGAAAGGCTGGGCCTGTCTTGACACGCGCGCAAAGTCATCGAATGGCATGTTGGCATAGCGCATCGGCGCCATACTGCTACCACTCGTAGGCAAACCGTAGTACCCTGCGTTGTTGACCGCGGCCCGGTACTCTTGGCGGAAGTCCGGCAGGCCCGGAGGTTGTGTTGGCATATCAGCCTATCCTTTCGATCAGCGTGACGAGCTTGATGACGAGCAGAACCAGCAGCTTCCCGACAAGGTTGTACTCTCGCCGCACATGCTTGCGCAGGAAGTCAGTTTCCTCACTCGTAGCAGCTATCTCCCCAGTCAACCAGCAGCCATCATGCGGCATATCAGGCCGGGCCGGATCATCGTCGTCCGGCACCCATACGTAGTCCTCGTCCACCGCACCACAATGCGGGCAGGCGCACCCTTGCACACCCACCGCGGCAACCCCTTCCCATCGTCCACCACAGTTGGGACACTCGAACGAGACGTGCAACCAACCTGGGAACACGCTGACCGTGCTGCCGTGCAGCTCACGCCACATGGGCCTTGCTCCGTTTGCGTGCTGGTACGGGCGACTCTGGTGCTTCCTGCGGCGTCTCAACCGGCTCGGCCTCGCACGTCTCATCCCCATACTTGTAGCGCACGATCTCTTTGTAGGCCAGCCATCCGCCCGAGGTCTGGACCAAGCCGATCTCCCCGTAGCCGTCATAGCCCTCGGCAATGTAGGACGCCATCTCCCGGCCCAGTGCATCTATGGCGTGCTGCGGGGTCGGCTGCACGACCGTGATGATCTTGTAGTCTGCTGTTACCTGCGGTGCGTTAGTCTCGTTCAAGTCTCACTCCCTTACGCTTGCGCCTGATCGACCGGCGCTTTGTCACCTTGCAGTTGTCCTTGTCCTTGGTCACATCATCCCCGGCATCATCATCCCAGGCTCACCCGCCATCTCATCAAGGTCAGGCACGACCGGCCCCTGTCCCGCGAGTGCCTGCATGTCGGCGGGATTCACCCCAGAAGGCGGCATACCTGGCATACCCTGCATACCTGGCGGCATACCCTGGGGCGCTGCGCCACCACCGCCCTGCATCTGGGCG